GTTGAACTCTTCCTGCTTAGCGGCCAGTTTGGCGGCTTCAAGTTGCTGCTGTGACTGCATCTTCTGCTGGTCGTTCTGCAGCTTGGCTTGGTCAACCTGCATACGCTGCTGCATTGCCTGGCCTTGTACCTGCGCGTTGAGCTGCGCCACTTCCATAGTCTTATCAGGCGGCATCTGCGGCTGCGGCTTGAACTGCTGCGCGGCCTCATCCAGCTGGGCCAACTCTTGAGCAAAGTTGCCCAGCTGTTGCTCGATGAACTGCTGCACTTGCAGGATAATCTTGACCTGTTCTTGCGCTTCCTCCTGTATCAACTCCCCGCGCTGCGCTTTAGAAACCGCGTCGTGGGATTCGACCAGGTAGTAGTTGAGCAGGTGGTCGCGCAGGTGGGTGGCGATGGGGTACAAGAAAGTCTTCACTATTGCCGGATTAGACCCAAACAGCGGCGACTTAAGGAACGAAACGTGCGTCATTATATGCGCTATGTGGTCTTGCGACGGAAGCACGTAAACCGGGCGTCCCATAGCCGCTGCCACGTTCTCGCTAACTGGATCCATGTCTTCGCTGCCTGGCAGAGGCTGCAAAACGTCATTTGCAGGGACTTTCATATTGCGTAGGAACATCTCCTCCACTTTACGAGCGTCGTACATCTGCGGCATCACCTGGGCGCGCTGCATTATTGCTTGGGTTTGTGCAAATCGCTGCGTCTCGCTGAAAATTGCGGGGTCGCTGACCGGAATCACGTCCATTGGGCCGTCAAAGTCGGACGGATCAATCTCCATGCCGGCGGCTTGCGCCTCAATGTCTTCAACGGTCAGGTACGCGCTGTTGATGCGGTGCAGAATCTTGAAGCACCGCGCCATCGAGTTGTGCAGCCGGCTGTGAATCGAGCTAAACACCACCATGCCCTGCTCAATCAGGGCCATAGTTGTACCCACCGGCTGGTTGGAGTTCTGGTCAGACAGCTTTTCAAACGAGGTTTGCACCACGCCCTTGCCCGCGTCCACCAAGAACCCCAAAAGCTGGAACAGCGTAGGGCTGGGCGGGTTGAACGGCATTGGCATCACTATCTTGCGTATGTCGTCAACCAAAGCACCGCCCTCTATCTCCGCAATCTCGGTCGGTTGTACGTTCAGGGTCTGCCCTCCGGGGCCACCCTTGAGCTTGAGCACCGTGGGTATGTTCTGAATGTGCGCTGAGTCCAGCAGGGCGCGCAGGGCGCCCGTAGCCGCTCCGCTCAACCCGCCAATCATGTGCGTGAGTCCTATGGGATACGCGCCGCGCCACGGTACAAACGGGAACTCCACAATCCAATCCAGTTCCAGTTGACGCTCGTCGTCTTGCTCCCAGTTGCGGTACAGCCCCAAGCCCATCTCGGTAGACTTGTCAATGCTTAGGATGTACGGCTCGGGGCCATCGCCAAAGTCGAGGTACGTGTACACTTCAAAAATGGTGCGCAGTCCGTCCTCGTTGTAGCTGAGATCTTTGCGCCCTTCAATCTTGTCGTTAGCCTGGGTGGACTTGCTGTACTCTGGGTCGTCCGGCGTTCCCAAGTCCACGTCACGGTACATGCCCGACTTGACCCGGCGCTGGTACTCGAACTTGGTCACGTACTGCACGTGCGTCTTGCGCTCGGCGGTATAGAAGTTGGTTGCCGCAAACGGCAGGTACACATCATCAATCGCAATGAACTCTGAGCACGGACGGCGGTGCAGCGCGTTCCACATGAACTTCATGTACTGCCCACCGCCCAGGGGGAGCTGGGTGCTTAGCTGTTCTAGCTCGCCCCTAAACTCGACCATCTGCTCCGTAGTCTGCCAGTTCATGAACTCTGCTTTGCGCTCGGCCTTTTGCAGTTTAGCTTTGTCCCGCTCACCCAGCACCTTGCTCTTTATTGGGCCATTGGGCGGGAAGACCTCCTTCATGAACCTGGCAGAGAAGTCTACGCACGCCTCGACCAACATCGGGTGTACGACCTTGTTAGCGCCCGTGAACTGTGCCCCGCCGGGAGCATCGTCACCCAGCCCGGTGCGGCGCAGACCTTCTTCGTACTGTTTGTCGCGCTTCTCGCGAGCCTCTTTGTCGTTGCTAATCTTTTCTATTAGGTCGGTAATGGCGGTCTTGAGCATGTCATCGTCAACTTCTTCAACGATGTTGGCAAAGTGAGCGAGCTTGGCGGCGTGGTCTTCTGCGTTTTTCTCACGAATAATCGCGCCACCGTCTTCGGTGTCCTCGACTTCGTTATCAACGTCTTCAAGCTGGATTGTCTCGCCTTCCAGCATCTTGTCTTCTGGTATTTCGTTAGCCATCACACCGCTCCCCTAAATTGATTAAGTATCGCGTCTACGCGACCTGGGTTGTACGCCAATACACTACCACCCGAGGCGTAATTGCGCGGGGCGTTGATGCTGCTCATAATGTTTTCTATTTGCTGCGGGTCGTAGGCTCTGACTGTGCCGCCTTGGGCGTAGCCTAAGTTTCCAGAGCCGCGCTTGGCTGGGTCAAAGGCTGCATTGGCTGATCGAATGTTTGATGGGTCAAAGATAATAATTTCATTACCAAACATATTCAGCCCATCAAATCCTTTTTCTTTTAGTCGTCTTTGGATTTCTTTCTGTTGCGGATTGTACCCAGCCGGTGCAACCCCTTCAGACATCATCTCCTGACGCGCAGCCTCCCAATCTTTTTCGCTGGCAAGATTGCCTCTTGCGTATAAAGGCATGACGTTTGCGCCTTCCTTGTATCCTGACTCTATGTCTCTGTTTTCTCTAATATACCTATCCACATAATTTGGATTTGGCGAGGTGTACACGCCTTTGCCATATTTTCGAAATCTGTTTTCAGGAATTTCAAAAGCATCAAAAGAAGCATTAGTTGAATGATACAGAGGTCGGCTGGTATCAAACCCCTGCTCTGCCGCCCTCTGCATCCTAGCTGCTTGGGACATATCAAGCGGAGCCTTAGCCGTCAACGCAGCAAGGTCGTCGGCGGCCATGCTGCTGGTAGTCGGCCCCCTTGAGGCGCTGCCCAAGATGTTGTCCAAGGTGTTGTACGCACCGCCACCGGCAATCGCGGCTGTTATTTCTGCAGTGACATTATCCGGGGCCAGTTCGCGTGCGCCCATTGCCGCCAGTTCAGCACTGGCAGCTACCGAGGCTTCCCTGTCCAGAATAGGCGCAAGCCGCGAGAGCGTCTCCTTCGCGCTGCCGGGGACCGCCATGCTCATCATGGGGCGTGTCGCGGCACCAGCGGCGCGCAACGGCCCTGCGGCTGGTAGCAGAACACTGGCTGCAAGCGCTGCGGGCGAGTACGGGTCATAGCCCGCAACGCCAAGGGACTCTTGAATAGCAGAAGACACAGGAGTGAACGGCTTGGTCTCAATGCCCAGCTTTTCTGCACCGGCCTTCGCGACCATCTGCAGCAGGTCACCGACGCCAGCCGTCATGTCCATCGCTGCACCCGTCACCGGAGCCGTTACGTTCTGCCCAAACGCATCGCTGAGGCGCCGCAGCATGTTGCGGCTGTCCGTCTGCACAGAGTCCCTCGGAGCGCTGCTGGCCGTGCCGTAGGCAGGAGCAGGGGAGTTGGCCATGCTGCGGTCTATTTGGGCGAGTAGCTCTGCGTTACTCATAGGCGGTAGGTACTTGTCATTGAGTTCGTCCAGAGACACCTCACCACCTTCTGCAAACCCTTCGCGGATCAAGTGACGGATGTACTCGTCGTTCAATGCTTGGCTTGGCAAGCCTTGATCTTTTACGCCAAGCGCAAGATCGTAGTAGCCCGGAGCCTTACGGTCTGGATTGGCGGTTTTGAAAGCACGGTGCCAGTCAGGAAGGTATACTTCTGTCGGCGTGGGAATCATATTAACGCCCAAGTCTCGTCCCTGTATCAATGTTGGGAAGCCAGGGTGTAAGTCTGGGCGGTACTCGGTCGCCTTGTCCAAGCTAAACGCACGGGGACCGGCAGCAAAAGTTGGCACGTTGCCGCCATGCTTAGGATGCAGCAAGGCACGCTCGGTCTCCCTGATCAAGATTTGACTTGGATTGAAGATAGCACCGCCGCGCAACTCCCCGCCAAGTGCAACGCCACCTTTTTTGGGAGCAATCCCTTGACCCATCATGGCATTAGCCAATGCCGCACGCTTATCAAACGTATCGGCTAGTTGCCAAATTTTTGGGTCGCGGATGTCAACGCCTTCTCCAAAATCCAGCGCAAGGTTGTGGTTAATCTTTGCGGCTAGCTCGTCAGACAAGTTGCCTTTCTTCATGGAGTCCACGAAGGCGCGCTTGAGCTTGTCAAACACAATTGGGTTGGTTTTAAGCTGGGTTGAAGAGCCGAGCATTGTTGTCCATGCTGTCTCCGGCGTGGTCAAGTTAGTCAGGCGACTTGCCGTACCTTCGTCCATTACCCCCCAGACCTTGCCCGCATAGCCTGGATCCACTTCGCTGATGGCTGAGAAAGGTGCGCCACCAATGTTGCCACCGCCCACGCGGGTGCGGTCAGCTTGCGTGGTCGTGGTGTTCCTGAACCCACGCTCCATCAGTTGTCCCAAAGCCTCTGATGCTTTGACCGGCTCTTGCGAACTAATTAGCTCAGCCGCTCTGCGTCCCGCATTTGCGCGGTCAGCCGCCGTGTAAGCCTGGTACAACTCGTCTAGACCTGCCTTGCGTGCTTTGTTAACACCCCTAGCCACGCCTCCCACAACTGGGATCACGCCAATGCCAGACAAAGCCATGCCCAAGTAATCGTTATCTCGCCTGGCGCGCTCAAAGTCTCGCAGACTCATAGCGGAGCCAACCCCTGGCGCAAAGCCCGCAGCAATGTCAGCCGCTGTCTCGCCAAGCGTCATCTCCGGCGTGTCCAGTGACATCGCCTTTTCAAACCAATTATCTTCCTCCACGTCGCCGCCGTCTGCGTAACGTGCGGCCAGTTGTTCTAGGTTGACTGGACCGCCGGCGGCAAAGCCGTATAAACCAACTTGTGCTTGTTTTGATAGGTCAGTAAGTTCTTCTTGCGTTACGTAAGTAGGAACAGCAATTCCTTTTTGTCTAAGGCTTTTAGCCAAATCGCTGTCAGTTTCAATCTTTACTAAACCCGTGTTCTGCAAATCCCTCGTCACTTCATAATTCCCAGACCGTACAAAGTCTTGAATTGCAGGTAGGTACTTTTCAGCAGGCATACCGTTGCCTTTGCCTTTGACTTGGGTGATTTGATATCTTTCGGGAACGCCGGCTAATTCTAGTGCGTGTCCCAGGGGGGATTTTGTGTCAGAATCCCCAGCCGCGTTCCTTGCCTGATGCCCCCTAATCATAAATGTTTCAACAAGGTCTTCATCGCCACCCAGATGCTGCAAAAGATCATTGTACGTTTGATTTGCTTTCCCAATCTCAATAGTCACATGCGGCTGGCCCTTTGCATCGCGTAGGGAGAATACCTGCGCCCTGCCATCCAAGATAGCGTCAAGCCCTCCGTGCCCATAGCCGCCTTTTCGGGCATAGCCGCCAACAGAATGCCCCATTGCGTCGCCTTCGTATTTCAGGGCTTCTTGCAATGCGGTTGTGTCAGTCTCCCCTTCTGGCATCCGTATCTGCCGCCATCCCAAATTTGTGTCTGGGTAGTCTTTCACGACTTGAACGGCAGCGTTGGTAGCCTTAGCAAAATTAGCTGCGGCTGCTTGCTCGGCACGGTATGCGTTGATGTTAGCAACATGCTCAACCATTTGTGGCACGGTGATCTTGTCCAGCTTGGCTGGATCCAGCCGCAGGGCCGGTGGCAAGTCGGTTTCTATGTTTGTTGAATTGCGCAGCTCGTCAACGAGATGATCGAACGCAAGATTGTCGGGTGTAAAATCCCTGTCATGCATACTATAAACGGAAGTTTCTGGCGGTATTTTGAACATCCAATTTGGCAATTCAGTGCCCAATGGCGCTTCGTGGTCCAGAATTTCTGCAGCCGTGTGCGCATTTATATTATAATCTGCTGCGTTCTCCCACCATCTTTCCGCTGACCCCATAGGCGCTACGCCCTCCTCTGGGAACCCTGCATTTCGCCTGGCAATTTGTTGCCTGCGGTAAGGATCTTTATTCATTTCATATTGCGAGGGGGTGTAGTGTAAAGGCTCCCTATATCCCAGGCTATCCAAAGCCTTTCTTGCATCGTTCAGCTCCAGCTGGGTTGTCCCTACCCGCGTTGCTCGCCATGCCGCTGGGTCACGAACCCCCTCTGGCAAAGGCCCAGTGCGGTAATTTTCAACCTTTGCTACCAACGCATCAATTTTTGCTTGCTGCGCGGCGAGCCTTTCACTTTGTTGAGCAGGCCACTGCGATGCCATCACACGTATCGGATCATCTGGCGTTGCCATCTCGTTGCGCATGTACTTGGCAAGATTGTTGTTAATCCAGTTATCAACTGAAGCCGATGCTTTGTGCCCCCCAATATAACGGTTAAGCATCTCAATTTGGTCGGCATTTAAGGACGTATCTTCCTTGAGCACTTTTTCAAGTTTCAATAACCTTTGAGCAGGTGTATCCCCTACAATCGTAGGAGTCAGTAGCCTTTCCAACGCATTTTCTGGCGCTTCACCTGGCAACCAATTGCCGCCTTTGTTTTTGACGGCCATGTTGAGCACCGGAGGTTGTGATACCCCCGTACTTCCACCCACACCCCCGGCAGCAGAAGCCACCAACTCTGCCATCGGCGAGTCAGGCATGAACTCCCGAGCACCCGCCGCAGCTGCCTCGGAGCCGCCATAGGCAGCGGCCTCACGCCCCAGATTAGGGAACAACCGAGGCAACCCCGTGGCCGCAGCACTGAGCGCCTGCTCGCCTCGGGCAAACGGTAAGAGGTTAGCTGCCACACCGCCAACGGTGTACGGGTTGTAGTTGTCAACACCCAGCGCCTGCTTGACACGCGGGGCTACCGGCGTGAATTCACCTGCATCGTAACCCATGCGGTTGCCTAGGTACTTTGCCCCCATCTGCGCCAGATCACCCAAGCCAACCGTCATGTCAACAAGAGAGCCTACGGCGGGGCCAGACACGTTTTCGTAGAACGAACGGTTCGCGTCGCTGGCCGCAGACCCCAGGGTGTTTTTCAACCGACGCAACATGCTCGGGTCTACTGACCCTCCGTCTGCGTACTTTTCATTCAGTTGGTCTAGGGACACTGCGCCACCCTCTGCCCACTTCACCTTGTTTGCCCAGTACGCGGGGCTGCTCTGGCCTTTGGCAATGTTCTTGCCATGCCTTGCCTTAAACGACGCTCGCTTGGCCTTCATGCGCTCGGACTCGCCCGCTTTGGGCTTGCCCGCCGTGCTCGCGCCCTGCTCGCCAAAGCGCAGGATCTTCTCCTTGCCGTCCACTTTGGTCTTCACGATGTGCGACTTAGTGGGATGGCTCGGGGTGCGCCTGGGTTGGTTGAGCGGCAGGCTGTCCTTGTCAACGCGCTGGGTCATTTCTTTTTCCTCGCGGCTCGCATGTTGTCAACCAGGTTGGGGTAGGGGCGACCTTCTGTCTTTGCTACGGCTTTGGCTGCAGACTTAGCTTTGGGAGACAATGCTTTGCTCTCGCCAAGATCGCTAGGTCGTTTCTTATCCCACACTGGTTTTTTAGGCTGCATACGGGTTTATCCTCGGCTGAGACTTGATGAGCGGCTCGTCAATATCACGTGCTTGAGGCAGGTTAAACCAGCCGTCGTTTTTAAGATAGATGATTGCTTGCGTGAACGTGTCAACATAGTCATCGTGCTCCGCAACGGGGAATTTGCCAAGCTGTTTCAGGAACGCTGTGGCCCAGCTCACGGGCTG